TTTATAAAATTTAAAATTATGATAACCGCTTCTTCCATAATACTCTGACCAGTTCAAATAAAACTCCTTTGGTGGAATTGTTTTAGAACTTATAATATTACAAAGTTCTACAAAGAATTTGGGATGTAAATAATATTTCATCATATTACAAATTTCACAACAAGGCACACAGTTGTCTTTATCGTAACCAATGTCATTGTTTATTCTATCTATTCCATTTATCTCTTCCTCTTTTTTATAATGGCAATAATAACATTTTTGTACAACAATTGCTTTAAAATCGTCAAAACACAAGTTCATAGAATAATTACGCCTAGTGGCACCTCTTACGTAATCCTTGAAGTATTGTTGAATATTACGGTTCCTCTCTTCTCTATAATTTCTTACTCTATTTTCTCTTTTCTTATCTTGTTTAACATTATTTTCGTTACAATGCTTACATATTTTACTTTCTTTATTGCGGGTAGTAAGAAATTTCTCATAAGATTTCCCACAATTTACACAAAGTTGGTTCTCTGTATTTTTGTCTTGACTAAGTATCAAATGCATATTATTTCTTTTTTCCCGTAATAACTTTTCATTTGTAGAAGCACGTTTTCTACAATTTTCACATTTAGCATAATTGTCATCTAAAACAGTGTAACAGCCTCTTGCTACATCACAATATTTGATTCCTTTCTCTTTTGCTTCGTCTAGAATTAAATCACGCAAATGTAAAGAACAATATTTTCCCTCTTTAGTTCTAAACTTACACCCTTCATGCTCACATTTGAACGGTTTAACTTTAGTTGCGATTTTCTCAAGACAACTCTTACATTTACCTGTTTTTATTACTGTATTATCACAGCCTCTGTAAAATTGGGCGCATGGAATTTTGTTGTCATCAATAAGTAGTTGGTATTGATAGTTTCTCTGGTGACGACCACAGAAACCATTTTCTGTAGCAGGTCGAACACACTGTGTTCCTTTATTCGGTCCTATGTTTATTATTGCTTTACATATCGCCATTTTATAAATGTCGGTATATACATAAAAAGACGGATTCAATTTTTGATATGTGTTTTTTGATTTTTTAGTATGTATGGATTTTTTGAAAAACATATAAAATTTTGTATGGGACTTCCCATATAATTCCAGATGCTTAGTTAGAGTAGGCCAATCCTCCCATACCAGACATGATACGAAGCACGTTATAGTTAGTGGCATACACACGCACCTGCGCACTGTTGTTGCCACCGACCGTGTTGTTGGACAGGGTCAGGATGAGGGTGGCATTGTCAATGCGGGAGAAGTTGCAGGTACCACTGGGCTGGTGGTCCTCAGGCTTCAGGGCGAAGGAGTACACGTTGATACCAACGGCGGGGATGTTGGTGTGGTGCTGGAAGGGCTGCACCAAGTTGAAGTAGCGTCCATCACGCTCAGAGAACCTGTCGTGGCCGTTGAGCTGGATCTTGGATGTCACGACGGGGTTCTTGCCGGCAAGGCCCTCAACACGGGTCACGGAGTAGCCAGACTCCAGAACGGCGCGGTCCCACCAGTCGGAGTAGTTAAAGGGCTGCTGTCCCTTCCAGGGTCCAACGACGGAGTCATCGCAAGACACGAAGGAATCACGCTGCACAACCCACACAAGCTCCTTGCAAGGGTGGTTGAAGTTCAAGCGGATCTTGTTGGCACTGGAGGTCACAGACTCGCCACCGGTGAACTGGAGCTGCTCGATCAGGTACTCGTGGGAGACCTGGGCGAAACGACGACGCTCATCAGTGTCCAAGTAGATGTAGTCGACGTAGAGGGAGGCAGAAACAATGCCGGCGGCGGCCACACGGTCGCGGGCGGCGTGGCCAGAGCCAGTGGTCATGTCCCAGCACAGGTTCTTGATGTCGTTGAACTCCAGGTTGATCTTGACCTCGTGGTACTGGAGGGCAATCAGAGGGAGAGCCAGACCAGGGTTGCGGTTGAACCAGAACTGGAGAGGGATGTAGAGAGTGTACTCAGGGGAGCAGGAGAGAGCCTCATCGGAGGCGTTGGGCTCACCCTGGGCACAGTCATTGTCGCAGCCCTCGCCACCAACCACCAGAAGGTTCACCAGCTGAGGTACATTGCCAACCATGTCGGCATAACCGGCCTGCTTGCCAGGCTCCTGGGTGAGCTCATTCCAGATCTGAAGCCAGTCACCGTAGTGCTTGTCGATCTTCTGGCCACCAATCTCAAGCTCAACGGAGTTGATCAGGTTGTGGCCAACCCAGTTGAGCCAACGGAACTGAGCACCAGAGCCATCGGCTGCGGTCAGAGTCACGGAGGGAAGGGTGGCCTGGAGGTATACACGGTGAATCAAATCACCATTACGGGAGATAGTGCAGGTTACCTTCTTGCCAAAGTTGGCAGAACCATTGAAGGTCTGCTCAATAGCCTCCATGGCGAAGTTTGTGTGTCGGCGGTAAACCACCTTGAAAAAAGTAATCTGAGGGTTTCCCGTCAGATAAATATCTTGCGCACCATAAGCCACGAGCTGCATTAAACCACCGCCTCCCATTTTTCTTTATAACTACACCCAAGAAAAAAATTCCGGGGGACATTCATGAAAATGCGCGTAAAATTTTAGCGGGGGATTATTTAGACTTAAACATTCAATAATGAAAACCCATATTATAATATGTTCAACTACTCGTTAAACCAGCTTTTAACACCCCTATCCCCATGTGAAGAACAGATAGATACTGCCCATGATAAATTGACGACATTAGAAGGATATCATAATAATAATATTAAGAAATTTCAGGATCTTAAAAACTCCCTACCAGAACTTAAAAAGGAGTTAATATATATAAATGAAAAATTGGCTTCGTGGCCATTGGATACACGATATAACGACGAACACAAAGAATTACTTGACAAAGAAGGAGAATTGGAAAAAACAATCAAAACAATAGAATCTGATAAAGATCTTATGAATTATTATCTTAATGTTGGAGATATATTATTTAATCATTATGATACACAACAACGAATTGCTGTCGGTGATGAATCAATGGATAAATTGTCAAATAAAGTACGAACACCGGCAAATTCTGTATTATCATATTTCAAAAATTCTAAAGCAGATGAATCTGTAGAGAATTCTACACCTAAAAAACCAATAACGAATAATAAAGTCACCAAGGCATCTGAAATAATTACAGATACAAAAGGCATGAGACGCGATAAAGCATTAGAAAAATATTTATCTATTGTTGAACCGTCCGCTATAAAATCAGGTATCATGCCTGGTTCTGGCATTGAGTCTGATTACGGATGTTGCCCTGTTTGCGATAATGAAATGTCCTTTTCACAAAATGAGGCCATGTTAGTTTGTTCTAGTTGTGGTCATCAAGATTTCATACTTGTGGATTCTGAGAAGCCCTCTTACAAAGACCCACCCAGAGAGATATCGTATTTTGCTTATAAGAAGATTAACCATCTTAATGAATGGTTGGCACAATTTCAAGCAAAGGAAACTACTGAAATTCCTCAAGAGATTTTTGATTTAATACAAACCGAACTTAAAAAGGAACGCATTTCAGACACACAAAAATTAAAAGCGTCTAAATTACGTGAAATATTAAAGAAACTCAAATTAAGTAAATATTATGAACATGTAGCACATATTCTTAACAGATTAAATGGAGTTCAGGCTCCAATATTATCACGTGAAGTGGAGGATAAATTACGATATATGTTTCGTGAAATTCAGCCATCTTTTATTAAACATTGTCCAAAAGGGCGTTCTAATTTCTTATCATATTCCTATGTTTTATATAAATTTTGTCAATTATTGGAGTTAGATGATTTTTTACCATGTTTCCCCCTATTGAAATCGCGCGAAAAATTATATATGCAAGATAAAATTTGGCAAGCAATTTGTGAAGATATGGGATGGGAATTTATTAAATCTATATAGAAATTTTTTTAACAGAATTACCGGCCGTACAAATTTAGTTACCTTTAAGGACGACTAAATTTGTACGCCCTCTGCTATGAAAGTAGCGAAAATTAATCGCCCTTTTTTTTGGGGGGGCAATTAACTTTTACCATCTTTATATTTCCCATATTACTTTTGCGCTAAAAAAAGAAATTCTGTGGTATTTTGTTCACCATCTTTTTGTGAAGAAAAACGTCTATAAGGTATTTGAATACGCTTAATTGACCAACCATTATCAGTAAAAATAGTCATTATAGTTTCATGGGTCATAATTCCTTCATCATTATATGATAAAGCAATCCGTTTTGCCGGAGTATTTATAACTATATCTGTTAAACAGGCAATGACCTTTTTTTTTGAACTCCATTTTGATTTTTTATATCCTTCTGAAGGAAGCCCTGTAATACCAATAACATCAAAATTGTCTTTATAAATATCAGCAATTGCGTTTAACGGAAAATAATTTGCTCCATATTGTCGCTGATTATAAGGAGGATCTAAATATAATAGTGTATTTTCACTAATATAGTCCGAATTTTTACACAATTCCTGTCCATCCATTTGTAAAACTGTAGCCCGTTTTATGCTCGGGATTATTGGATTTAAACGCAATGAATTTAAAGAAACGGGTTTATATTCTTTTAAAAAAGAACCGTATATAGAGGCTACATTGGCAATAGCATCTGCCGAACTTATTAAAGCCCCAATTAGATAATTCTTTTCTTGTTCCGTGTATGTATCAGACCGCAATTCATGGCGAATACCATCTATTTTTTGAGCATTGGCTAATGTAAAATATTTTCTATTTCCTATTTCCGAATAAGTTTTTGATATAGCACCACTCACAGATTCTATTGAATTTAAAATATTTATCTTATTCAAAATTTGATTAGGAGGATTAAATTGTGCTTCAAGTATATATTTGGCGTAAAGTTCCCAATCGTTTACTATAATAGATTTAATAAATGGAGAAATATGTATACTTAATACCCCTGTTCCGGCAAAAACGTCACAAAAATCAAAATTTGAAAGGTCCACCCACTCTTTTGTAATTTCTGTAACAATACGTGGTGCTAAAGACCTTTTACTTCCTATATAATTTAAAACCATCCCCCCTATTAATATGTTATATTTTTTTAGGAGTCAATTTATAATTTTAATGATTTTATTTATTAATTATATGAATTATGACTAAATATATCATGGATCATGGGACTACTTGTTTAAAATTATATGATAATGTGACGTTCCGTAAAACCAAATTCGGTTTTTTTATTTTTGACTCTTGAACATTTAGAGTGGGTTATTTTAAACTGACACATTCGAACAAAAAATTGAAAAGATATCAAACGCAAAATATAAATCAATAAAAGAAATGAATACAAATAATGATTACGTTCCCTCTGGTATCCACCATCATGCAGAGCAATCATGGCAATCTAAATATGAATATATGAATAGATTGTGGCTCAAACAAAAGGATGAAATTACAATACTACATGAAGAAAAGCAAAAAATATGTATGGAACTGGCCCGCGCAAAGGCAGAACTCACCAAAAAAGATACGGAAATTGCTACATTGCAAACAGATAAATACAAATTATATATGGAGATCTATGGATAAGACCTATCTACTTCTGCTACCACCTCCGTAAATATATGATATTGTCGCACTGCTAATAACAAAGCCTTTTACCCTACCGGTCAATATCAAATTTAGTTGCCGGTTGTAGAACAATTAATTTTGATACTGACCGGTAATAAAGCCACAAAACATTAAATATTATAAAAATCTAAATGTTCATCCTTTCATTTGATATGGGAATACGCAATCTGGCTTTTTGTCTTCTTGATGTTAGTGGGCAAAATTATAATATTATTAGTTGGGATAATTACGATTTAATAAATGGCACCGATTCACAAACTTCATCGCGCTGTACGTGCGGGGGTCCCGCATCATGGATAAATAATGATAATGTTATAAAATGTAAAAAATGTGTTAAAAAAGAGAGGCTTGTTTGTCTTCCTGAAGAAATATCATTGTCAATTAAATCTTTAAAGCCATTATCTAAACAAGAAAATTGGAATATAGACTCAAAATCTAAAAAAGAAGATTATATTAATGAAGTTAAAAAACGTTATTTGTTACCGTTTAAAAAAGGGAAAATTAATTCTAAAATAAACCTTTTAACATGTCTTGATGCCATAAATTCGTTTTTAGATATACATATTGAAATATTCGCTAAAGCAGAGGTTATTAGAATAGAAAATCAACCCGTTTTTGATAATCCAACAATGAAATCGGTACAAATTATTCTATTTACGCTTATAACTCATAGACTTAAAAAAGACCATAAATGGACTGGAAATATATGTTTTGTTCATGCTTCAAAAAAAACGAAAGAAGATAAAGAAATTGTTAATTCGTATAAAGGACGAAAAGATAGTGCCGAAAAACTTGTATTAGAAAAATTAAAAGATGATATGTGGCGCAACTTTTTTTTATCCAAACAAAAACGTTCCGATTTAGCGGATTCTTTTCTAATGTCGTTGCGTTTAGATTAATAAAATCACCTAAACGCCCATTGTAAAACGAATACAGATAATGAGCAATCCCGGTAATTTGTCCGATTTGAAAAATTTTGCCACAAATACGGCAAATATTGATGATATTATTAGCCTTGATGTTTCTGACATAGGAACCGGTTTAAATACACGGAATTTAGATATGGATTTATTGGCTAATCAAACAAAAAGAATAGGCAGTCCCAAAACAATAATCAGTGCCGTTCAATCCTCTTCTTCTTCTGGAAATACATTTCATTTGAATTCGTCCCCTGCTAGCCCATTAAAACAAATAGACACAGGTATTGATTTTATCAATATTGAAGATACAAATAAAAGTTTCTCCGTAAATACGACAGATTCAGGTTTATCTGGTATAGATTCAATACATATTAATAAAGGTTTGAGACCTGAATCTGTGCCTTTGGGTTTATTCGGTTCAAATGAAACAACAATTAAAACGGACGACAATTCTGTTTCTTCTCCTTTAACGAATGAGCCTAGAATGTCCCCTGAACAAGAAATAACCGAAAAGAACAAATATTTGACAAAGATTCGTCGTCTTGGTTCCAAGGGTGTTGTTGGTACCCCCGTTACAATGAATAATAGTTTAGATGATATTATAGCGGAACATAATCGCCTTGTAGATAGTGCCGGATTAGAGAAAAGTATCAAATTTCAGAGAAACCTTCTGGTGACATGTGTTACAGGAATGGAGTTTCTAAATCAACGATTTAATCCAGTTGATGTAAATCTTGATGGATGGTCTGAGTCTGTAAACGAAAGTCAAGAGGACTTTGACGAAATCTTTGAAGAATTATATGATAAATATAAAGATAAAACAAAGGTTGCCCCAGAAATTCGTTTATTAATGACACTTGGAATTAGCGCCTCTATGTGCCATTTAACAAATACCTTCTTCAAATCAAAAATGCCAGGTATGGATGAAATTTTAAAACGAAATCCCGATTTGGCTCGTCAATTTACTCAAGCGGCGGCCGAACAAACAATGGGGCCTGGATTTGCTAATTTTATGAGTATGGGTAGCCCCTCTCCACGTCAAGAACCACAACCTTTTAATAATTGGAATGAACAACAACCTACACAATCAATGAACACCCCTGAACCTCCTAGTCCTAAAGTTCAAACGGCAAGAAGAGAAATGCGTGGCCCCAGTGGTGTTGAAGATATTCTAAAAGCGTTTGAAACGGAAGATAAGGGCAATATGACTCCTACTGGATTTAATCCTCCTCCCCGTTCTGAAACAGAAGAGACGCAGAGCGTATTTACAAGTACAACTATGAATGGTTCTGAAGCTGGTGCTAGAAAAATAGGACGCGGGGGAAGGCGCAAACCAATGGGCGCCGCTGTTGGAAGCCAAATAGATTTAATAGTATAAATATCTAGACTAGTACCGTTGACGTACCGAAGTTAATTTCTCCTCTCTTTTTGGGAAGAAATTAACTTTCGCTATTTTTATAGAAGAGGTCGTTCAAATAATGATGTTGAGTTTTCCACAGAAATTTCCAGAAATTGTCAAGTTTCCACTGAAGTTTAACGTGTGCTGAGAGCCGTTTGCAACATCCCTTGTCACGGCTGAACTTATGTGTTCCTCTCTCAGAGCAAATATTTGTTCGCGTGCTGTCTGTATTGTCCTACTCTTCCATTTATCTACAGCATTTGGCAAGCCTACACGACAAATAGGACATTTCGTATTTTGAGCAACATTTTTCATAAAGCACTCCATACACATCTCATTACCACACTTTGCTTTTGTATAACCATTCCACTCACTCTAAATTTCATAACAAACACATCAAGTTTTTGTTCCATTTCTTATTTACTTTTTTGTCAAACGTGAACAAATAAAAAATGTATTTGTTATTTCAAAATTTATTGTTACTACATGAAGTACTGAATTTAGTTTCTACCCTCTTTTTGGGGGAGAAACTAAATTCACTATTTTCATAGCAGAGGTCGAACAATTTTACTTACCTTTAAAGGCAACTAAAATTGTTAGTGAACCGGTATGAATTATTTGTATCGTGAAATATATCTTCGTATTGGCCTCATCTCTACAAGTCGCCTAATGTAAATGCGTCCTATACGCGACCTCCCATATCCTCTTCCATTCTCCCGTTTAAATACAGCAGGTAGTAACCCCTTACGAAAAGGGAGGTATTTAGTATTTTGCGAAGCAACTTTTACAACAGAGTCCATATTACACATCTCATGATTGCATTTTTCTTTTGTATAACCATACCATCCCTCCTTAAGTTCGTAGCAAACACGGTAAATTTGTTCTACTTCAGACATTTCAGTTATTGACTTCTTTTGTCAAACTTATATTAATTATTTTAATTAATGATTTCAATTTTTGTATTTTATGATGCGCTTCCAACCAACAACGCTTATTTTACCTCTGCAAATCTTCATAATGCTCTTCAACTTTAGACTTGGATATGGTTTCTACATGTGCATCATGGTTATCTTCTGGTATTTCATGAGGAATATTATTAATTTTGCCCATAATAACATTATATGAATCTTTTAAATTTTTATCAAGTGGAGTTTCCCTCCATCCTGGTATTAAACAAAATGGACTATTTTCATTCGCAAAAACTCTCAAAACCAATAAAATACATATTGTTGTCCAAAAAGCAACCGCTAAATTACGCGTGGATATGAACATTACACAAAATAATATAAATGGTCGCAAAAGTGGATTTGCTAATAACATTTCTTGTTTTTTTGTGAGTTCCAAACTAATAAAACGACCACCAAGATTAAGAACAAGATAAAATACACCAATAAGATATGGATTTGCATTGAGAACACTAATAACGGAAGATACCGGGTCTATTTGTCCAACAGTATTTATCACAGAAGATAATTGTGTGTTTGGTAATCCTCCTGCCCCAACAACATGAATTATTTTTGGCAAATCGCCACTTTTTATTGGCATTCCTAAATACTAAATATATTATAAATGTATTTGTACCATTTATAATATAGAATACCAATACAAGTTTATATTACAATCGTTGATATAAGATGTACATCTGCTATTAGAAAAAAAACCATTAAAAATAATAATGAAGCAACAGGGACACTATATGCCGTTGTTACTACTAATATTAAACCTAATATTGTTCTGAACAATGGCTCATTTGCTATTTGTCTAAGTTGATAGTCATATTTTTGTTCAAACGATAGTGTTAATCTAACTAAAACCCATAACAATAAAAGTACTACCCCTATTTCTATATATATATAACCCATTTCTCCCTGTTAATGTATTATAAAATTATGTTTCTAATTTATGTTTCTAATGTTCAACAGGATAGGTTGCGACTTCCTTCTCCACAATTGCTACTGGCGTTTCATCCAATACTTTTTCAACAAACCATTTCTTATCAGATGTTATCCAATCTACTGTTCCTGATGGCTCAAACCCTTCAATCTTTCCGGGAACATGACTTGGGACAATAGTATTTTTGTGAATAAGCCGAAATATATTTACAAGACAGAAAGCAATAGCAAAAGATACATGTATATATTTTGCCGCAGCAAATGCTACTGCAATTAAAATTCCAAATATAAAGATTAAGTTATTTGTCAAAAATTTGTGATATTCATCTGGTGTTCTTTCAATATTTGCACCAAATATAATTAAAATAATCGTTAAAAACCAATCTAATTGTATCGGGGGCAACCAAATAGGCACCGGGTTATTTTGTCCAGAATACTGACTCATTCCTGTATGAAGTGGGGGTTTTATAATAACTAATAAAATATATCCTGTACCATGAAGTACCGAAGTTAATTGCCCCCTCTTTTTGGGGAGAGCAAATAACTTACGCTACTTTCATATCAAGAGGTCATTCAAATTTAGTTGCCTTTAAAGGCAACTAAATTTGAAACTGACCGGTACCGTCAAGTCTCAAAGTTAAGTACACCTCATATTTTGTTGTATCATGAACTACCGAAGTTAATTGCCCCCCACTCTTTTTGGGGAGAGCAATTAACTTAGGTACTTTCATAGCAGAGGTCGTACAAATTTAATTGCCTTGTATGGCAACTAAATTTGATACTGACCGGTATTTTAAAACTTTGATCATACTTGACGATACTAAAAACCAGTAACCGGGTTTTTATAATCATCTAATATCTTGCGTGGATCAAATTCTTCTGGAACTCTATCTGCCTTACCGTAAATACGTTTATTCAAATCATAAACATATAATAAACCTTTTGAAAAGTCGCTTTTAATATATAAAAGAAGCATTTTGTAATAATTTGCCATTTCTTCATTTGACGGCGGTTTATCTTTTTGAGACTCTTTAGCAATTGAAATAGCACTTGTTATATCTATAAAACCATCCGCATTTGATTGACGAATTTTATAAAAGAAATAAAATGTTATCGATATTACGCCTATTATTAATACAATATTTGGAGCATAATCCTGAAATTTCATCTCTTATATTTATTCTGATTTAAATTCCCCCCGGAAAGACGTACAAATACAAAACCACATATTAATTAGGGTTAGACTTCCAGTAGAGGAATGTCATATTGTACAATAGAAGAAGCATTTCAATCTAATATAGCCGATACAGCATTACCTCTTTCGAAACATCATATTGGAGAACAAAGCAAACTTGAAAAAGCAAAACTGAAATCCCGCAAACATTCTAGTAAAAGAGTACCACAAGAACCTAATGTTATAGAACCAGACCGTCCTGCTCATAGACATAAATCTCCCGCCGAAATACTTTCGGGGACACCTGACAAAAATGAAGCTTCATCAAGTATTTCTTCATATTTAATTGGCGCTTCAGATCCCAATGAAGACTATTTTCCTTATCCAACTGGAGCCGGTGGTGAAGGAGAATTTGATAAACAATTTTTATTAGAACCAAATTGGTATGAGCAATTACACGATCGGGTGCCTAGAAGTGAAAATATTCAGGTTCCAGGGTGGCCGGTAGATGGTAAAAGTACTTTATATACAGATATACAACCTGATTACAGAAGAGCTAATGATATGAACAATCATACCGACAAAGAAAATAAAAAGGCGGTTTCTGTACCTGCAGCAATGACGCATGATTCTGAAATGCGTCGCCGTATTGATGAGATATATCAAAAAATGGATCAATTAGAAATATCTAGGTCAGAATCTAATCATTCTGAAATCATATTATTTGTAATGACTGGCATTTTTGTCTTATTGTTATTAGATTTATTATTAAAACAAGGAAGCCGTCTTCTAGGAACTATAGCGACTGCTTCTGCAATACCCCAGGTTACAATGAGGGGTGGTGGGGCTATAAATAACCCGTTTATGTTTTAGTCCGTTTTTATGATTTTGTATTATGAATCGTGTCGAAGTTAGTTGTCCCCCTCTTTTTGGGGGAAGCAACTAACTTCGGTACTTTCATAGCAGAGGTCGTACTAAATTATTTGCCCTTTAAGGGCAAATAATTTAGATACTGGCAGGTACCGTCAAATACTAAAGCTAAGGGCATTTGGATGCGCTTAACTTTAGTACTGCCAAATATTAAAATAAAACTCATATTTATTTTATATAAATGTCACCTTTTTAGTTGTATCAGATTGTGGTGGAATATATTGTTGTGTTGTTTTTTTAAGTGTTGGCTTTATCTGTTTTTCATCATTTATGCCTTGTTTTGGAGATTCTATTGCGTTTTTCATAGTTTGAACAATTGGACTTCTTTCATCTTTATATTGCTGTTCGTGTTTTCTCCACGATATCCATAATAAATTTGGTTGGTAATATTGTACGACAAAGTTAGAATTTCGCAAATTCCAAGCAAGATATAATATACAATCTCGTATATTAAACCTAGGAACACCTATAACAAAATCGGGGACAGTAAATAATAACGATTTATCGTTATTTGGCATTTTTGCTATAATGCGAATCTTATTGTGAACACTTTCAAGAATGTTATTATATGTTTTTAATTTTAGAACGTCTCTTTTTTCTTGTTCAGAATATAATGATAATGGATCTAATTTTGGTGGAGCGTCTGTGCTCATTAGTTGAATATACGATTTTCTTTTCACATGTTTGACGCTTAAACATGACTTATGATAATAAAATAAGAAAATAAATGGTAAAACATCTTGTATTTGCCGGAGGCGGCGTGAGATGTCTCACTTTTATAAGTTCATTAGAAGTATTAGCGAAGCATAATTTAATTAACGATTCCAAACATTTCTGGGGCAATTCTGCAGGTGCTCTTGTTGCAACATGTTTAAGTTTAAATGTTCCATTACCAAAAATTAGAACTATATTTGAAACTACCGATTTTACAAAATTTCGCGATTTTAATTTGAACAATTTAATAACTTTCACTAGTAATTGGGGTATTGATCCAGGTTTGGCATTTACAAAATCTATAAAAACCATTCTTGAAGATATTAAACCGGGCGCATCTCATTTTACTTTACAAGAACTGCCTAATTTACACATCGCTACCACAGATTTAACAGACTCAAAACCCCTTATTTTAGATAGCACATCGTATCCAACTTTAAAACTTATAGATGCACTTCGTGCTTCTACTTCTATACCTTTTTTCTATACACCAGTTCGTAATAATATAGATAATCATCTATTAATTGATGGAGCTGTTGCATGTAATTTTCCTTGGAAATTATTGCCAAAAAATGTGGATTTAAATGATGCTATTGGATTTGATTTTAATATGAATGATGTACCAAAAGAACCGGATACATTATATGATTATATATATTCAATATTAAATTTCAGAGAAAATTATTGGTTGCCAAAAAATTTTCGTCCCAAACATCCAAATATAATTCGTTTCGATGTTAGAGAATTTCCTTCGTGGCATTTTTCAATTGATAAAAATGATAAGAATGAATTATTTGAAATAGGAAAAAATTCTACTGAAAAATGGATTATTTCACGTTTTCAGAAAGAAACTGAACAAACGATTCGTACTTCCTATCTCCAGAATACTCTTCCACAAGTTTCCCATTTGGATCATATAAATGAATTGTCGGATAACCACGGACTTTCCTTTTCTCACAAAGCTCCTTATTTTCATCGGCATTCACAGCAACAACAGAAACAGTCTTACCGGCGATGGTCTTTGTAGAACCTAATTTGTTAAATTCTGGTTTTGCGTTCTTACAGTGTCCGCACCAATCAGCATAATACATAACAAATGAATGCGTAGATGTACCCACTGTTGTAAAACCCTCTTGCCCCCTTGCCCGAGAAGAAAGATATAGACGATATGCTATCCATATACTTATTAATACTAATCCTACATATAAAGCAATTTCTGCTGGAATAGATGCCATATTTCTGTAAATAATAAAAGATTTTTATCTGGCGGATTTACTCCAAATATGAAATATGTTTTACTTTTCTATAATTTTTAAGAACATGTGGATTTTATATAATGGAAAAATAACCCGGGTAAATATGTTTAAAGACCCTTCGTGGTCTAAAACAGATATATGGACATTTAATAATATATATGCTAAATTAATTAATAATGGATATAATCACAATGAATCCACCACTTATGCTACTGCCTATGTGTGGAAATCTAAATGGCCTCAAACAAAATATAATAGTGTTGTTGAAAAGTCTTTGGATATTATTTCAAAAATATAAATCTAAATACGATTTTTTATCGTTCTTAATTTTATTATACGATTACGGGCCGATTGTTTTTTAGCACGACAAGTCTTCATTTTCGCATTCGTGTTTTTGCTACAATTTGAAGAAAAAGCAGATATCTCTTTACATAGGCCACCAAAAGAATTGTGTATTGTTTCTTCAGACATCATTTTACAAACTATTTGTTCAGTTTTATAAAGCCAATTTAATACTTCAGTTTTACCTTTTTCAACTGGAGGGTCTATAATTTTAGACCATGCTTTTCTCCATGGTTTATATGGCAAAACCTTTCCAAATAATTGCCACCATTCGCGAATATAAGGTAACCGTTCCTTATAACCCATCATATTCCATTTATTTCTGTCTTGAGGTGTATGTAATATTTCTGGAGCATTTGTCATTGGTGTACTTTTTATTCTAACACTAGGAGTTGTGGCTGCAATTGAATAAAGAAAATCCCATCCCAAAATTTGTGTTGTCGCACACGGCATCAATGACCATTGTTTGTAGCGATTATGTATATCTTTAAAAGTTGGGTCAGGGGTTGATAAGAGATTCTGTCCACGCAATTTGTCATTCACATCGTTGTGTATTTTATATAACCAATATTCCATATCTTCGTAATTATTTGGAACAGGTCTATTTTCATAATAGGAAGCCAAAGAATACCGACAAAATTTACAGGGTAAAACGAAGGGTAAAAGGGTGAAAAATCGCTGCATATCGTTTTCATTACGCGAATCCAATTTTACAGAGACTATTAAATGTAATAAGCGCCACCCACTTGGTCCCCAAAACCGCGTATCCATTCCCTAATTTATACTCATTTAAAAATCTGTTTATGTATATAAATATGTTTCTTTCATATTGTTTAATTCGTGAAGATTCGGGAGCCTCTTATGTAGGCGCTACAGTTGATATGGAGCATCGTTTGCGTCAACATAATGGTATTATTAAAGGTGGTGCTATTGCCACAACAAATGCTCTTAAAAAGGGTCACACGTGGGAAATTTTATGTAATGTTACTGGGTTTCCTACATGGAATGCGGCTTTACAATTTGAATGGCGGTGGAAACATATTAGCAGGAAATTACACGGAAGCCCAATGGCTAAACGAATTAGCGCATTAATTGATTTGGTAAATATGGATAAATCTACTTCTAAAGCGGAACCATATAGTTCATATGAACCACTGTTAATTAAAGTATATAAACAATGTCCCGAAACAGAACAATTATTTAAAAGTGTTCTGGCTCACGCCGTTGTTGAATTATATAAACCTGTTGTTTTATAAAGGTTACATATTGTACCAATAGCGGTTTATATTACTGGCAAGTGTCAGTTATAGAAGCATTGACTATGAAGTACCAAAGTTATTTACTCCTCCCTTTTTTGGGGTAGCAAATAACTTTGGTACTTCATGGTACTGACTGGTGCGAATATTTTATATCAAACTATGGCATAAAATATTTATTGTTTAGAATACAAATTATAGACCAAACGTGGCCGTAGAAGCTAACATAGGTCTCACCTGACTATTTGGTTCATAAGCGGCCTTACATTGTACATTGGGTTCCGGACAAGGAGAGACTTGTACAGACGGACATGCAGGGCATGCTTTGGGTTCAGGACACTTTGTAACAGGGCATCGTGGTCTAGGACAAGGGGGACATTCGCCTATCTTACATGGTTTTGAACAACTTGCAATACAAGGAGGACATTTAGGTACAGATGATTTTAACACATATTTAGACATATCGGGTTGTGCCGGACATTCTGTTTTCAACATATATCGTGTCATATCTGGCATTGGTGGACAAGGAGGTATGCTAGATTTTAATACATATTTAGTAACATCTGGAGTCGGGCATGTTGTTGCGGGTGGAAAAACCTGATCCGGGGAAGCATACACTACTACAGGCTTTTTACATCCGCAATCCTTTTTAGGAAGAGTACATGTATTACAAGTTCCACTTACTGCCGGTCTACAACCGCAATTAGGTTTTGGACGATTACAAACATTACAGGCCGATACTTCTTCTACTAAAAATCCTTCCGCATGTTTAATATTTTTCCCCAATAGATATCCCACCAATAATGAAATTATAGCAACTATTGTAAATGCCGATAATATAAAAGAGAACTTGTTTGAACTCTTCATCCCTAGTGATTAGGAATAAAATTACTTTTTCGTTTCAAAAATTACTGGCGCTTGTTCATCTGTTCCTACAGAAACAGGGCAACCAAACATTTCTGGATACCAGCCTCCCCATATTCTGCCTAAGCGATTACAAATCATTTTATAATTTCCGCGCCAAGAATATTCGGGACTTACATCAGTTTCGGGGTTATTAATACATCCAAAATCAACAGGATCTCCCAATTCGGCATTTTGTATTTGTTTACACAAAAATAATGCTTTTTGTTTATAATCTGTGCCGTTTACAGATTCGTTATTAAAAGAAGCAGACGAAGCCCTTTTTGTATAATCATGTATTACAGTATCATCTTTAACATTGTCATATATTGACGAAGGCAAATTCTTTGAATATTCTATAGAATCGCCATTATAAGGTTTTAATTTAGTGGTTGAACTTGTAATGTTCCTGTTGTTTGCCATAGCAATTTGTTGCTCTAATATCTTTAACTTATGCGATTTTTCATGTCTTCTTGTAGGTGAAAGTTTATCGTCTGATAGTTCTCTTTCAATATTAGCTATTTGTTTTTGTATGTTTTTTAATATACTTATTTTAGGGTCATATTCAACACTTATACCCCATTTTAGGTCTCTAACAGTTTCGCCAATTTTATCCATTAAATCATCTGAATTAGATTCTCTTGTTATATATGGAGTCGCTTTTGTGGGTATTTCTTTTGTGGGAATTGCTTTTGTGGGAATTGTATTATCTTTTTTTAAAAGAAATGCCCCTAAATCTGCTTTTGTAAATGGAATATCGTTTATACTTAGTTTATTACGTTTTATTTTCTCAATATATTCTGATATATCTTGTTTTACTTTATCTAAATTTGCTATTCTTGTCTTTACATTTTCAGATTGTGAACGTGAATTTTCTAAAATCCGTTTCTCAAAAGTTATACGGGATAAAGTATTTTCTAAATCTACTATTGTAGGTTTATTAGGATCTGTAACAGTTGTTCCTGGCATAGTATTTGATATAACATTTGTGCTTTGTGGTACCGGTACTGACCCCATATTTATCGTTGGGGCATCTACAAATGACTCACTACGATATTCTTTCTCATATTTTTGATATAACAATATTCCAAATATTATAGATAAAAACATTATTGCCAAACTTACCTCTCTAAACATGTTCTCCCTGTGCTTATCTTAGATTACATCCCCAACAAGGAATACTATCTTTTCTAATATATTGACTCATGTCGGGCATTGGGGGACATTCGGCTTTGACATACACTATTTTTGTTTCTTTTTTAACATCCTTTTTTCGTATAGTATTGTCGGGAGAGAGAGATGATCTGGTAATAATAGGTTCTGGAGACGTTCCGATCGGAGCAGGAGTTTCTTTTAATACAGAGGCTGGTGTATTTGCCGGAAGGGTTGTTCCAACATTTGAATTTGTTGTGGGGATAACATTACTAACACTTTTTGGCACAGGGTTTGCTACAAGATTTGCTACAGGATTTGTCTTAGGAGTTGTGATTTGATTTGTCATAGGAGGTGTAATAGGATTTGTCATAGGAGTTGTCATAGGAGTTGCTATAGGATTTGTCATAGGATTTTTGTCTCTTTTCAACAAATATTGCGAAAGTCTATCGTCGTTAAAATCCGGGGTACTAAAATTACTTATTAGTTTATTAAAATCCTTTGTATTGTTTGTAAAATCGGTAAGATTTGACGGCGCTTTATATCTCATTTCATCAATACCCATAACTTGGAACTTTTCAATAGTATGCGGTTTTAATGCCTTAGAAAGATAAAGTAAAAAAGTAATAATGCCTATAATAATAATAATAGTTGTACCAGGATTCATGACCTCTGATTTTTATAGTGGTTTTATTGAATCCTAACAATATACATTCAAGCATCCAAGTTAAATGTACCCTTTGAGGTTAATTTTAACTTTGATGATACTTGAACTAACAGAAGTCATAAAAGTTAAGCGCATTTGCATAATTTTGACTTTTATTTTGAGAAGTATTATAATACATGTGGGTACAAGTCAGTATAAAATTTAGTTACCGGTCAGTATAAAATTTAGTCGCCCTTAAAGGCAACTAAATTTTATACTGACCGGTATTTTATATTATTTATAATCAATTTGTGTTAAAAATTGATTCTTATATCTTATTATTGAGTCATAATAATAAAAATGCCATACGATTTAAGATATCTAGAAGATGACAAAGTTGAAGTTGGAATAGATGAGGCTGGAAGAGGTGCTTTATTTGGTAGAATGTATGTAGGGGCGGTTGTACTTTCTGACGATTTAGAAGCATTCTTTGACCATGGTGCTACTCTGAACGAAATTAAAGATTCAAAAAAACTCACAGAACGAAAACGTAACATTTTATACGATTATATAAAAGAATGTGCAGTAGATTATTCAATAGAATGGTGTTCTAATACACAGATAGACGAAGAGAACGTTTTACAAGCCGATTTAAATACAATGCATAAGGCATTAAATAATCTTGTTGTACCCGTTCAACGTATTCTAGTTGATGGTAATTCATGGAAACTGTGGGAAACTAATCCTGAAGCAGAGGTTTATAAAATTATTGAAGGTGACTCTAAATTCTTAGCAATTGCAGGTGCTGCAATTCTGGCTAAAGTAGAGCGCGATAAATGGGTTCTAGAATGTTGCGATTCAAATAATGATTGGGATGAAAAATATGGTTTGCGCAGCAATAAAGGCTATGGCACTGCAAAACATATGGACGGATTAAAAAATTTTGGTCCAACACCATTACATAGAATTTCATTTGCTCCATGTTCAAACGGTCAGAAAAAACCTATAAAACAGGAATGGATGGGTATTTAACGCCTTGCCCTAACACTCTTATTGACCTTTGCGCGACGAGCCTTATTTACTTTTGTGTTACGACTCTTATTTCCCTTGCGACCTCCCTTCTTTACTTCTGCAGCAACTGTTTTGGCTACATTTTTTACAGCATTTAGGTGCTTCTTTGTTACATTTGCGTTGATACGTACATTGGGAACAACGCGAGTCTGGGCGACAGTGTTTAGTCCATTTGTTCCAACATTCAGAACCTTGTTGGCATTCTGTAAAGCGCCGTTAATGACTGAAGGATTTACACCACCAATCTTCTTGGCAACATAATCTGCTCCACCACCAACAGTCTTAACTGCCAAATTCACTGCCTTGCTTGCGTCCTTCGCAGCTCCGGAGAGATTCTTAAGTTGATTTGCAGCTTCTACAACAGCGTTTTTAGCAGTTGTATTTATCATTGACTTGGGGACGGCTTGTAAGAGTGCCGCATTTCCTCCACCAAGCATAGATGAAACAAGTGGAGCACCGGACACATTCTTTGCCAGAGTGGCGGTCGTGTTTGCTATTGCAGGGGCATTTTTCCTTAAATTTGTAGATGCATCAGCCAATTGCTTAGACACAACTTCAAGTGCGTTGGCTACAGTTTTAGCAGACTTTACCGCATTTTTCAAACTTTCACCAGCCGCACCAATTGTTTCGGGACGGGGAGCATTTGCATTTACTGTTGCCTTGGGTAATCCGAGGAAATTCATCATTTATATTCTTTACGCAGAAATTATATGCCGGGTTAGTTTTATTTTTATAATAATATATTTTAAAATATATAATATAAATATATAATATATTAATATTAATATGATTATATAAATATAGTACCATGAAGTAGCAAAGGTCGTACAAATTTAGTTACCCTTAAAGGCAACTAAATTTCATACTGACCGGTATTATAATTTAGATCTCGTTTGAATTTAAAATGAGCGTTTTGTAATAATTTTAACTTTTTAAATTATTCTTAAAAGCCTTTGTAAAATTTAACTACGCTACCCCATAAACCATTAACACCGCTTATATTTTTTTGTGTATTATTATTACGCTTAATTGCTCCAGATATATTTAAGGCCCCATTTTTAATAGCATTAAGATGAGCCTTATTTACATTTACTTTGATGTTTACATTAGGAGAAACACGTGCTTTGACAGTATTATTTAATTTATTAACCCCAATATTGAGAACATTATTTGTGTTTTGAACAGTTTTATTAATTGTTTCACTATTTATACCAGACACATTTTTAGCCACAAAATCAGCACCCTTTCCTGCTACATTTAAAGCCGTATTAACAACCTTGCTGGCGTTCTTTGCATTTTTAGAAATGTTTTGAATACCATTTGCAACATTCAAAACGGATTTTTTGGTTGCGTTCGCAATAGTTTCCTTTCGTATGTTATTTAACTTTTGAATATTACTACCCCCAACCACTTGTTTTACTTCGGGTGTATTAATTGTATTTGTAGTTTGCTTCATTACTTGCGCAGTAGCGTTAGCAATTGCCGGAGCATTCTTTCTTAAACTAACGGCGACTTCAGATAGTTGTGCAGATACAGCATTTAACGCATCAGCTACATTTGTTGCCGATTTAACAGTGTTCTTTAAAGTTTTAGCAGTAGTATTGATTGTTTTAACAGAAGGTGTTGCATTTATATTTACTGGTTTATTTAGAGGTTCCATCCGTCTTTATATATTATGCATATAAATTGAGTTTGGTTAATATTTAATTTTGTAATTAAATAGTAACCATAAATACCGGTCAGTACTGAAGTTAAATATCGGCAAGTATCAAATTTAGTTGGCCTTAAAGGCAACTAAATTTGTACGACCTCTGCTACGAAAGTACCTCTTTTTTTAGAGGAGAGCAAATGACTTCGGTATTGATCGCCACATCATAAAATCCGGAACGGGTTTTTCAGAAATTGTAAAAAAATATAGGTTTTTCACATTTTATCCACCTAAACCTATTATGACATTTCATATATTATATAATGTCCATATTATCTGTAGTAATATTTAGTAATTTAGGTAACAATCGTAAATATGGGTTAATTCAAGATGCTAAACTTTTAGATTTAACATTTCGCGAAATGAATATTTCAAGTAAGACTAATATTAAGATAATTCACAAAGACCCTTATACATATATTGGAAAAGGGTCTATACCAGAAAAAGCAGATATTCATATTCATTTAGAAGTTCCCTGTAGGGTGGCGTTTCCGTGGGCAAAACTAAATATAATTATACCAAATCAAGAATGGTGGTATAAAGACGCGTGGTCTTGGGTTTTAAAAGAGAAATCAGCAGTTTTTTTATTTAAAACACGTTATTGTCAAATAATTTTTGAAAATATGGGATTCAAAGGTCATTATATTGGATGGCGTGGATTAAATGGTGTATCGGAAGTAAGCGTTCAAAAGAAACGACAATTTTTATATATTGTGGGGGGTTCTAAATCTAAACGGGCGGCGGCCGATATAATTGTAAATGCTTGGTCTGCAGATTTTCCACCTCTTATTATAGTTTCCTCTGATAAAGGATTAACAAAAGACGGCGTAGAATGGAAAACTGGTTATATGAGTGAAACCGATAAAAATAACTTGATTAAGGAATCACAATATCATGTAGTCGCTTCATTAGCAGAAGGACTAGGATATACCATGATGGAAGCAGTCGGTTCAGGCGCACAAATTTTATGGAACGATCTACCTGTTTATAGAGAACATTGGGCTTCTATAATTGGTGAAGCAGGTTGTATTAAAACCTCATCCACTGTTGATATAAGTGGTTGTGTAGATAAATATTATCTTTTTTCCGAAACCGATGTTGTTAATGCTGTAAAAAACCTTACAAATAATATAATCAAAACTGTTACGGGTCAAAAAAGTTTTACTAAAATGACAAAAAAATTTAGAGAAGATTTTTTATCTGTTTGGAAAACTATTACACGTAAAACACATGAACAAATTGCTCCTCCAAAACTATTAGAAACTTGCGATTTACCTGTATTGGGCGTTGTAACACTTGTTCATAATCGCCCCGAATGGTTTTCTCATTGTGTAAAAAATATTGAAATTACTGATTATCCTAGAGATAAATTTGTATGGATTGTAGTTGATGATAGCGATTCACATTTGCGGGTTGATTCTTTAATTGAAAAAGTTCGTATTGGTTATCCCGATTTAAATATTCAATATATATCACTTCCAAAAAAAACACCCATTGGAGAAAAACGAAATCGTGGGTGTGTTATGGCGCTTAATTCACGCCAAGACTTAACAACGTTTGCGTTTATGGATGATGACGATCACTATCCTACTACTTCATTGCGCAATCGTATAACATGGTTAATTAGAAGTAAAAAAGGTGCAGTTTATTGTTCTACATTGCCCATGTACGATATATGTAGATATATATCGGCAATCAATGTGCCTCCCCTTTATTTAACACCTGGTGAAAGGTTGAGTGAAGCCACCCTTTGTTTTACATTGGATTTTTGGAAACAGAAGGGATTTCCCAAAACTATTAATATTGCCGAAGGAGAAGCATTTATTTTAGGAAGGGAATCTGAAACTATAGAGATACCACCTGAGGGAATTATTGTAAGTTTTTTACATAAAAAAAATGTGACTTCACGACGTGTTCCTGAATCCAATGAATCAAATGGATGCCACTATGGTTTTACGAATGAATATTTTGAAATGATTAGTAATATTGGTGGGGCTACATAACATTCATTTCTAATAATATAGATTGTATTGTCTGTTCAACATATGGTTCCCAATTTTCACCTTGGATAGGTGTATCAAGAACCGTATATATTAACCATTCTGTAGTTTTGTTATATTGTTGTGTATTATTAGGGCATAATTCAATTATCTGTGAATATGGTCCATGTTGCATGGCTGTAATTGGTCCGGTCATAATAATACCAGAATTATAATAATATGGGTTTTTTTTGGGTAAATCGTGTCCTTTATAAATAGTTACAGTAAATAAAGAACTGCCGCCTAAATAATATGATGTAGGGTATGCAGAAAATACATTTTCTGCATAATGCGATTGTGTTTGTTTTTCATTATTTGCCCAACTATGAGCAATTCTTTTAAGAAGAATCCTATCTTTCAACGGAAATAACGTAAAAGCACCTTCTGTATGATTGTATAAATATGATATCCCAAATTGCCATGCTTCCCTTAAAGTTGAAAATTGTACAATTATAGGAAGACCCTGATGTCTATTAATAAATACAGAAGCATATGATTCTAATTCATTTGCTTCTCTGATTGCTTGATGTACTATTTGTTGTTCTTGGTGTCGCATGTCTTTTATTTCATTAATAGAATGGGGACTTAATGGACTCACCGGACTCTTTGTATCTTTAGGGCTTGTTCGAATAGAAATTGTCGGAATTTGTATTTTTGGTACAAATATAGAAAGATGGGGAGTTTCGCTCTTATGTTCTTCTGTTTCTAATATTTTTAGCGGGGGCAATAATTCTAAAGAAAAGGGTGGCATTTTTTCTGGAGTAGCAATAGGAGATGAAATAGGTTGAAATAAAGGTGATATATGTGGACTAATATTCTTAAATATTTGAACATCGGGTTTCAAATTAAAAGATACATTTCTTCGCGTAGCAAAATCCATTATTGGTTTTAACTATCTACTAATTAAAACCAATATTTCAATTTTTAAACCATTGAATCTGTGATGATATAAGATCTTTTAACATTTGATATAGAGTCTACTAATAAAATAAGATCAAAGTTTATGATTAACTCTGGCTTATTTAGTACCATGAAGTACCGAAGTTTATTGCCCCCTCTTTTTGGGGAGCAATAAACTTCGGTACTTTCATAACAGAGATCTCGTGCGAATTTAGTTGCCTTTAAGGGCAACTAAATTCGGTACTGACCGGTACGATTCTTTTTAGTTTTACCCCGTTTTACTTTTATTTTTAGTGTGCCTCTATATTTAACAAATTTATTAGGATGTATTTCGGATTTCATTAATGATAATATTTCATTATTATCCGTATAATCTGAAACAGTAAAGCCATATTCGTCCTCTGTTTTCGGGTCAGCACCATAATCTAATAATAGTTTTAATATCTTTATATTTTCTGTTTGAAACAAAAGTGTTTGTCCATTTTCTACTTGTTCGTTTGGATCATAGCCGGATTGTAATAATTTCTCTATTTCTTCTAAATTTTCATTGATAATCGCTTCTTGCATACGTTTGATTTGTTTCGTATAATGTCTATTTTTCTTAGACCCCTTTTATATAAAAACGGTTTGTAAAAACAGTTTGTAAAAAAACAGTTTAAAAAAATATTTGAAGGACTCTACACTCAAGAGAAAACATAAGATAATAAACTATTAAAATATAGGTATTAGTGTTTCAAGATCAGTGGCAGATATTGAACCATTTCCAATAAACCACTTTATAAACTTCTGACTTTTCTCATCTTTAAAACTTTTTGCTACTCTGTCCAAATTTCCAATAGCATCAGTGGTTTTTGGATAAATAACATTTATGTGATTTTCAGCATAGAATTCTTTCAAATTAACAAGGACTGAATTGAAACTATAAGAGTTCCCATAGCCCCTTTCTACAAGTATCACGGGACCATTTAATTTTGGTTTAGTAATATCTTTTACATACTGCTTTCTTGTTTTTCCGCTAAGATTATTTAGTTTTAGTTCAGACTTGTTAATATTACTTGAATACACAAGCAAAGTGCCTTCTTCTGAAAGATTTTCTTTAATCTGGTTCCAAACAATATTGCCAGTTTTTACCCCAAGACCTAAATCAAACAACGTTTTAGTATCTTTTGTAATGTCATATAACTCCTTGTAGAATGGAGAAATATATACATTTCCGCTATTTGACTTGAATATATAGTCATTATTGAACTTCTTTTTTTGTAAAATAATCAATATTGTCTCTTGTCCTGTTTCATAAAATCCAGGTTTGTTCAGATTCTCAAGATGACATATAGTTGTATGTTTCTCTATATAATTTCGCATTGGTTGGTAATAGGAGCAGTTATAAAGAGATGTGGGAATAATAAACGCAAGGAACCCATCGGTTTCTAAATGCTCCTCCAAGCATTTATAAAGAAACAATATATATATATTAGGTCTTCCTGTCATCGAATATGAATATTTCTCAGAGAATGCCTTTTTTTCCTTTGCAGAAAGTTTATCTGTCTTCAATACAAAGTATGGAGGGTTGCCTATAATAAGGTCTGCTTTACCTTTCCAGGTAAGGAAATCACAGCAGGTGAGTGTAGTGTTGGGGCATTTTACAGACTTGAATAAGGCCTCATTCTTTTCAACACCTATTATGTTTGATTCTGGATATATACGCCTTGCATCTAACAGGAATTCCCCAGATCCAAAGGACGGCTCTAATATGTTCTTGGGTTTTACATTTAACTCTGCCAGTTTGCTAAATAATACATCCCTTGCCTTTTTTGGTGTAAAGAATATACCCTGTTCTAAACGCTCTTCTTTGCTCAATGAAGTATTGAACTTCTTTGATGTCTCACGAAACTCTGTCATAGGAACTTCAAGATGTGACACACCCGCATCTTCAAGTGCTTGATGTATATTTGCCTGAATTAAATTAAGAGGCGCTTTACAGGGATTTTTTCTCTCCTTGTGCTTTTTTAAGACAGTCTTCTTAGCGAACTCTTTGCCACATACATCACAGGTTGGTTGGGACATTTCTTACACAGCCTGTGAAAGAGTTTGCAGTCAATTTTTAACTAAAAACAACCAAACCAGGACTGCAAACATTTCTATTTACCGGTCAGTACCGTGAAGTGCCGAAGTTAAGTACCGGTAAGTATCAAATTTAGTTGCCTTTAAAGGCAACTAAATTTCTACAACCTCTCCTATGAAAGTAGCGAAAGTTAATTGCTCTCATCTTTTTGGGGAGCATTTAACTTCGGTACTTCATGGTACAAGTGGCGTTTCATACTGATCTGCCAAGCAGGATTAAGTATACCCTTATGATTACGCCAACGCAATAACAATCCATAAATTGTATTACCAGATTTTACCTCAAGAACATTGCCATTCTTGATTGAATGATATGCCATATCGGACATTTCGGCTTCTGACAACTTATCAGAACAGAACTTTCCATTACACCATAAAAGGTAAATTTTATCAGTTTGTGTATTCTTTACCTTTTCAGAGAAACACTTGATATCAAGTTCTTTCCCATACTTTGTAAGGTAATCTCTAATAGAAGCATTAACAACATCATTTTTCTCCTTTTGAAAGAACAACTCACGCATCTTGAGTTGAGCAAAGAACGGTGTAATACTATATTTTGTACTAGTTACATTTTTCAGATAGAGTTGAAGAGAAGGCTTTACCTCTGTAATACCGCTATCACATGCAATATATTTATCAATATAGTTCTCATACCAGAACTTGTCATAAGTTTCACTAAATAGACCAATCTTTGCTTGTAGAGATAGAAACTGTGGCAGATCGCCGATGTTAGAACCACCATTCTTGAACTCGATCTTTCTATTTGCTACAAGATTTATCCCATTATAATACATGACATCGGCATCATAGTTGAAATTTCTACCCCCTCTTACCTTAATCCGTGTAGAAGTATAAATAGGAACACTTGTCTCTTCTGCAATCCTTTTTAAGGCATCCATCCACGCTTCATACACAATACGCCAGGAGTTTCCGAATTCAGGATTGTCAAGATACTCCTTTGGTGGATTACAGATTATCATTAATACCTTTTCACGGATCTTGTTTGTCGCATCATTATCATTCCTGGTAGAAGTGCTAAAGAATGTTGTAATGTCTGAAACACTCATTGTATATGCTTTTATTAATTGTAAAGTATACAAGTATCATACTTCAAATTTTTACAGTGAACAATGAAATGCCGGTCAGTATCAAATTTAGTTGCCCTTACATGCAACTAAATTTGTACGACCTCTGCTACTTCATGGTAGCGAATTTAGTTGCTAGTGACCAGTACTTAACTTCGTTATTTGATAGTACATAAATAATGATTTAAACCAAACAACATTATTTAATATTAAATGGACGGTTTACAACATTATAGTTTTGCTTGTGCCGACTTTATAGATAATGATGCAGGAGCAGGTGGTGAAAAAAAAATAGAATACATGCCAGAATTTATCAATATAAAAACAATTATTGAAAACCTAGTACAAGCAACTACAAATACATTTGATTTTAATGTATCTAATAAATCAAATGAAGAACGCATCCGTGAACTTAAAAAACTGTTTTGTATTGAAAATCTTAATTTAATTGAGCCGTTTTTAAACCCTATTCATGAACACAATTCGTATAATAAATTATTAGAAATTTCGGACACTTTGTCCAATGAATTATTTAATTCTTATTCTAAAGGGGTTTTTGATTTTTTAAATATTGATCTTAGTGGAAATTATGAAAATTTTGATAAAGAGATCGGAATGCCCCTTGATACATTTAAAACGGCTTTGGACAATTTAAATGTGTCTTATAAAAATTCACTGTTAAATTTATTTAAAGCCGATATTGAACTACGAAATGCAATTAATATTGTACAAAAACTTTTGAGTCAAATTAATATTATTATAAATCTTGAAATTAATGAAAATACACAGGATTTATTAATTTCAACGGCGAAATATGTGCATACTACAATATCTAATATTAATTTATATAATTTATTTTTAAATTTTGTTAATAGCAGAAAAGCATTTATAACGTACCGACAATTAATTAAAAATAAAGACGTGACAAATACTATTGAAAATGAACCAACATGCTCTATTTGTATGAATAATTCGGTTAAACAAATTGCCATACCATGTGGGCATACATTTTGTGATAAATGTATTTTTAATCAACAGACATGTTATATATGTCGTTCTAAAATAGAGAAAAAACACAGAGTTTTTTTTAACTAAAAATATAAAAAAATGAATATGTGTTTATTTTTTATGTTTATTAAAAATGACTGAAATAACGCAAGATTTACCAGATATAAAGGATTTGGGTGCATTTCTTAAAAAATGGATTAGTCTAGAAGAGGAAATCAAGGAAATAGATACATCTATTCGTGAGAAGCGTAAGCAGTCAAAGGCTCTAAAAGAGACGATTCTTCGTATAATGCAAGGAGCGAAAGTTCAACAGATTAATACGAACAAAGGGGCTGTTGTGGATAAAAAACGGACCATTAAAGAGGCTATTTCTGCTAAGTTTATGAAAAAGTGTATGCAAGAATATTTTAAAGGTGACGGAGAAAAGACAAATCAGATATTTGAGTTTGTTGAGGGAAAGCGCAAAGAGGCTGAAAAACATGTTCTGAAATTACAAAAAGACGGTTCAGTTACAGAAGATAAATAAAACGCGTTCGTAAAAACAATTTGTATTTGAATATAAAGATACATAATCTTTTAAAATCTGCTTTATAAATATATAATGTTAGGTGGAGCATTAACAAGTGCGTATGATGCTGCGGTAACTCCTTTTTTTACGACTGAAACATTTAATTCTAATAACGAATCTGCAGATAAGACACAAAATAAGGCCAAAAACATGCTTGTTTCTTTATTAGTATTAACCACTATTTTTGTGTTACTTCTTATTGTTGGTAAGATACTGTGGAATAGTGTACTTATAAAGTTATTTCCTTTCGTTTCACCTGTTAAATCTGTATGGCAGGTTCTTGGTTTATCCATTTTATTGGGTTTGATATTTCCCGGCTGTAACTGTAATACTCCTTTATAAGGGATTGTTATCTAATTATTTGTATTTGTGTTATAGTATAATGCTTATAATTAATTATTAATAATTAATAATAAGTGAGTATCAAATTTAGTTGCCTTGTAGGTCAACTAAATTTGATACTGACCGGTAACAAATAACTTCGGTACTTCATGGTACAATTAGTATTTGGCAAGTTTTTCAACACTAAATGGTATCGTGTATCCGGGATCGCGGGGACCATACGGTATATCTAATGAACTTCGTTTAGCCAAACACCCTGTCCTTAAAACGGCGCCAACCGTGCGAATTACTGCAGTAAAATGTTCCTGTGGAATTTTTGTATCTAAACCATTTCTTTTTGCGATTTGTTGAATTAATGTTTTACCACGGGTTTCATATTTGTCAATCAAAAGAGTAATATCGTCCTCTTTTGTGCCGTTATTTAAACACCGTCCTACAAAATTTCCAAGAGGCTCTATATCATGATTTGTGTTGAACTGTAAACTCATACTCCTATAGCCACTAACTCCATTATTTGTTACATCTGAATCCAAACATGTTAGTTTCATTAAAATAAGTTTCAATTCCTCTCTGTCCGTTGCGTCCTCTGATGGGGCATTAGATGGATCACCACATGTGGGAAAAATACTTAGAAGAACTTGAGCATCAACATTTCTTTGAATACATTTTGGGAAATTCGGAGAGGTTGCTGGATTTGCAAATCCCTCTCTGCTACCCTTTGGAAAATAAGGATACAATCTAAATAATACACCGGTGCCTACAATTAATATTAACAATAATATCAAAAATAGTGATTCCATATTTCTCCTAATATACAGAAAGGTTTTTATACCTTTGTTGTTCGCTTAGCCCGTGTCTTTTGTGCTGGTGGTGGCACAACAACCGTTTGAACGGGTTGCTCTAAAGGCTTGTCAGTCGTCTCCAACCAACTTTTTACCAAAGTTGAAAAGTACCCCTTCAAATATCGTGTAACATTGGCAATTGCTTTTATAGCCGAATCCTGTTCACCATCTTCGGGACTTATAACAACAACCATTTCTTGACGCAGAGGATGGGGAACTTTATAACCTGCATAATTGAGTCGGGGTTCTTCTGTTCCATCTATATGTCTTTCCACTAAGAAAGTTTGTAAAAGATTTCCTAAAGTGTGTTCTTGATTTTGAAATACTAACTCAAAACCGCCCGTTCGTGCTACTGACTTATTTATAACTACCTCAAAATTACCCGTTGGCATTTCTGTGTCCATTTCTACATATAAAGATACCAGATCTTCACATGCCCGTAAGCCTCTTTCTATAATCGTTGGTACGCTCAAAACTCCAACTGACTCTAGATGAAATGTAAAATCATATGGCTCACCTTTTTCGTTTTGAAGATAACATCTCTGTATTTCCATACAATCGTATTCGCGACGCAATTCATTCGCAAATTCCGATGAAATTTTTTGTATATCTGCTACTTTTTTACTTGTTGCCAACCATCTTAAGAAAAGCGCATCTTCGCGCTCCTTTGTGGTATCGCGTGTGTATTCATATGAGCATTGGGCAACTGGAGAATAACGCATATTCACTTTACCCGTAGAGATGGAAGCCCGCGCCTTCAAACTTAATTTTTCTGGGGGTGTATCCAAGTTATATCGCTTTCTCAAAACCGTAATAAGCGCTGTTTCATTTGTAATAGGATCTGGTAGAAAGAAAGTCTGATTTGGAATAAGAGTTTCTGACCCATCTTGATTAAATTTATAGACCTGAATATCAGCGGCCGTGATATTTACTGAAGTTTGACCGACATTTTCAACATTTATTCTGAATTCATATTCTTCGGGATTGAAATCTGCAGGGTTTTCTACGATAACCGGTATCATTCCAAGACGATGCATAAGCATTTCATTTACAAGTGGAGTTGTATTCGTTTGAATTTTAACATCTGATGCCTCTGGGGGTTCCGTTTTAAATCCAACAGTAGGCACTGCTGCAAGAATCTGTCGGCGTAATGTATTTGCTACTGTTACATGAATAGGTGACACCCGAAAAGTGGCTTGTATACGATGTCCATTTTTATTGAAAAGAGGAGGCCCTGTTTCCTTGTACTCTGTAAATCTGGCAGTTTCTGATGACATTTTTTAATCTACTTTATAAAGTATTTATTAATCTCAACTTTATATACTTTACTGCGCAAAATACATTAATCAAAAATACATCCACACAACAATGAGCAACCGAGCAAAGCACGTCTGTTTTTACAGTAAGAAATGCCCACTTTCAAAAGCATTCTTGGAAGAAATTGTCAAAACTCCTTTTACCTCTGAATTCCAATTTATATGTGTTGATCCCGGTCCGAATCGTCCTAAATTACCTACTTGGCTAAATGCAGTACCCACATTAGTCATTGATGGAGAACCAGATCCTCTTGTTGATGAAAAAGTGATGAATTGGCTTTCTTTAAGAAAAATCCAAGCCCCGGCACAAACAAATAATAATCGGTTTGTTGAACCTCCTCCACCACAGGTTACATCTTCTCACAACACAAAGCCTGTTTTTAAAATGCCAGAACCAATTCAAACACGCACAACACCCGGCTCAACTGCTAAAGAAGTAAAACAACCTGTTCCTGAATCGGAGCCTGTATGGAATAGTATGGAAATGTCTTCCGGTAAATGGTCTGATCCATATTCTTTTATAGATGACCAATTCAGTATAGAAAAAGGTACAGGGGGCAGTCGCTTTGAACGAAATTTTTCATTATTGGACGATAACAGTATGACGGGTCATAATTCCGGTGCACCTAAAGAGGTTATGAGTGAAAAAGCAAAAGCCCTTAATAACGCTTTTGATAATTTTAAGAAGGAACGTGATGCCGATTTACCCGGACCTATGGCAAGACGCTAAAAATTTGAACCGCGCTTTATCATCTATTTTTCTTTCAAAAAAAATACTATATGTCAGCATTATCGGCATTTAACAATCAATTAGTCGCTTTCTTTGAAGATATGGCGGATACCTATCCCGAAGAGAAGGATATTAAACAGGCTGCAGATGGATTGAAAACTTTAAAGAAGATGAATCCTAAACTGATTCATAAGACCTTTATGGAGGCCGTTTATACGGAGTTCAAAGAGCCTATTCTTAATAGAAATGAGGATTTATTGGTAAGACGGGCCCATGAAATTTTAAATAGTCCTGGTTATTCTGATATCTCATACGCCTTTTGGATATTTGATAAACATTGGAAAACAATGACAGAATCAAACAAAAATCATGTATGGGATTATTGCAGGGTTCTAATTTTACTTGCTGAAAAGGTTGCCTAAATTTTAAATAAAAATAATAATAACATAAATTACAAAATATATGTTGATATTATCTTATAAAATAATAAATTTATAGATTTTTTAAATTTATTTTTGGTGAATATTCGCCGTTTGTTAATAAGACGTTATTAACGTTATTTACTACCTTATTTTTTGATGAATTGCCACGATTAAAAATGTCGTCATTCTTTTCGTGTAACATATTACGTATTTTATATGCTAAACCCTCTCCAATTACAGATTTAATAGTGTCAGACTCATCCACAATTACGTATGAATCGACATGAACTGCTATAGGAATAGTAGCATTACGATGTTTCGCTTTCCTTGTAAAAAGTTTATTAGAAATTTTGGCAGTTGTTGTCACTTTATCAACAATATTAAATACTTGAAAGCGGCCACCTCCTATAACCTTGGTAACCAAACCAATGAACATTGGTGTTTTATTACCATTTTTAAGATCGCTGAAGTATGTTTCGGCAATAATATTGCTTCCCAAAATTGCCTTCTGCTCCTTTTTATGTACTTTTTTCTGTTGTACTTTTTTTGTCTTATTAGCACCGGGCATTTATATTTTATACGCAGAATTTTATATCTATTAATATAATTTTACGAATAAACAATTCCAATTATCATTATCTATCATTTTATAACCACTGTTTATTAATTTATCTATTATTATTTTGGTTTCATTCTTGTGATCTACATTTTTTAATTTAAGATCAAATTCAACACAAATATATTTTGGAAATATACCATCTTCTACCATTTGATCCAAAACCACAATTTCTGAACCCTCAATATCCAATTTTAAAATATCTATATGAGTATGTCCCAAATTTACCATTATATTTTTAAGAGAATCTACCTCAACATTATCATAATCATTTGAATACATATTTTCAATGAATGTATGTGAAACATATTTTTCATTTAGTGGTTTGTAAAATTTTAATACATCTTTATGCGACCATAGACCGGTTTTGATGTATTTAAACTTCTCAAAATCCGGCTTTGAATTGTGTATGGTTCTTATATAATCTTGTTGAATATCACCTGTAAATTGTGCTTTATTTGTTTGATAATATTGTTGTATCTCTTTGTAATGAGTAAAGGCTCTTTCCGTAGGATCGATTAAAACAATATTTAAATTATGTGCTTTCTGCATTAATATATCAAATGATATATCTTCACCAACGCCCACAGAATAAATTATACTGTCATTTGTCAAAACAATATCTTTGGGGATATTCCAACCACCATAAATAGTTCCATAACGGTTCATACATATATAATAATAAATGTATATTATACATTTAAGTCATAAATTTTTCAAATTTATGACTTAAAATCTGTCTGCGTTCTGAACTTAAGAGCTATTTCCGGAGCAGTATCAAGAATGAGTACTGCGCCCAAATTCAAGGAAATCTACACGCAATTTTTAGCCGAGGTCGGACTGACTTTCCCAGAATTAGATTCAGTTACAACCAAAGCCCATAAAAAAACAGGATGGGTTGAATTTTCCAAAAGTGTTGCTCCTATTCTAGATAAAATAGCAACAAGAGATGCCTCTATTTTTGATAATAAAGGTGTTGAAATTGCCCCTGGTGTTATAATGAATGAAAAATTGTGGAAGTCAGCAGGAAAACCAACGCAAACCGCCATGTGGGATTTTTTAAGTTCATTGGTATTACTTGCTTCTTATGAGAAGAAACACTCTACAAAAAATACCATTCATGAGGATGACAGTTTTTTTGATATTAGTGGAGCCGAAGAACATTTGAAAAAGATGTTTGACGGTTTGGGAAAACAGTTTTCAACAGAATCGTTTAGTAATTTCTTTGACGGCATTAAAGAAGCGGCGGAGGGTTTTAAAGCAAAATTTGGTGAGACAATGGGCATAAGCGGAGAAATGCCTAAAATTCCCGAACGTTTATTCAAAGGTCATATTGCCAAAATTGCAGAAGATTTAGCGCGCGAATTTAAACCGGAAGATTTCGGAATTTCACCAGAACTCATGAATAGTAATGATACTGTGGCTGTATTTGAATATTTACAACAGATTTTTACCAAAAATCCAGAAACACTTATACGGGGGGCAAAGAAAATCGCCTCAAGAATTCAAGAAAAATTACAAAAGGGTGAAGTACGTCGTGAAGAACTGGTTAATGAGGCAGAAGAACTTATGAAAGAATTTCAGAATAATCCAATGTTTAAAGAGATGTTTAGTCATTTGAGTTCAACATTACGTGGTAGTAGTGGAGGTGAATCTGAACCGTCTGAAAGAAGGCGCATTATACAAGAACGGTTGCGAAAGAAGTTTGAAGCAAAGAAAAATGCCAAGAAATAATACATTGAATTACCAGTAGGCGCCGATTTTTAGTTTCTTTTAGACTGTCGAATATTTCAAACCGGCAGTTATCTAAGTTCATAATGATACTGAATAGATTCATTGTGATAATTACATATTTTATCATCTTTTTCATATTTCCGTTCTAAGACAATCCGACTATAGTCTTCTTTGTATTTTTTATATAAGGTTGTATATATTCTTCTGTATTCGCTTGAGAAATAGATTGTGTAATAATCTATATAATCGGTTGTATCCTTTTTCTCAATTGCCATTTTTTCGGCAATCTTGTCTGCTTCTATATGTGCCTCTAAATGTGCTTTGGGATGAGCGTATTTAGTGTACATCTCATTTTCTGCTTGAATACATATTAGACATTCCGTAGGTGTATTATTTCTATCTATATCTCTTTCATACCACATTATTTCTCCACATTCGGATGATGTGCTTTCAATATTAACGTATCTGTCTCCTATAAAATCATAATCCTTAAAAGGCCAGGATGTTGTCTGCATTGTTTAGTTCTTGAATAATATATTTTCTATTTTCGTTTTCAATTTTTAGTGCCGGTTTGAAATGTTCAATGGTCTAATAGCAACTAAAATGGCATGACATCTGCTGTGAAAGTACATAAGTTAATTATCCCCTCTTTTTGGTGGAACATTTTACTTCCATACTTCATAGTACAATCTTAATAAATTTAATATTTTGATAAATTATGAAATTTATTTTATGTGATATTTTCATCAACTAAAAATCATATATTGAAATTAGGGGATACAATGGCAACAATAAGTAGATGTCCAATATTTTGGTTAGATAACCCAAATATTCTATTTGAAAATGCCCGCGATTTTTTTCCGTTTAGTGAAGAATCTAAAATTTGTTCATCAACTGCATTAAATAGTCTTACCCGTTTTGGATTCTATTTGGGACTGTTACTTTTTGTATTAACAAGGGATAAATTCTATTTAGGTATCCCGGTATTTGCAACAGTTTTAGCCATTGCTTTATATTACGGAATGAAAGAGCGTGGTATTTTAAGAAAAGGTCCGTATGAAAACTTTCAAAATGTAGAACCATCAACCGTTATTAATAAAGTATTAGAGGACATTATAGGATTAAATGAACGTACTTCACCGACAAATGCCAACCCATATATGAATTTATTGATCAATGAAATATCCGAATTACCTAAAAAACCGGCTGCTAATAATATTCAACATTCCTATATTAAAAATACAATAGATACGAAAATAAATCGTACAGTTTATAATGATCCCGGTGATGTTTGGAATCGCAATCAAGGACAATTAACTTTTTATACAATGCCCTCTACTAGTTTACCCAATGATCGCGAATCTTTTCAAAATTGGTTATATCGTGTACCCGGTAAGACTTGTAAAGAAGGAAATTCGTCTATATGCGATGTTGCCACCAACGGAAGTCCTGTTGTTTATTTATAATATATCTAAAATAGGGATGACTAGCGAAACTCAATCAAACGATTTCACAGTTAACAAATTTACTCGTATCAACGCCGACGTATGTTCTTATAATCATGAATATCGCGAATCTGTTGGACCAGGGCGATATGCCGTAACGAATTTAGTTCCAGATCGATCAAAGACAATTCCACAAGCCCTTTCAAATCCCACTGTAATCGCAGCCGAAGGTTTCGGATTTGATCAACAACAAATTGATAATGATAGTATTTTGAGAAATAATCCTACTCTTGAAGGTCGGGCAAAGTGTCCGTTGCGGGTACAATCCCGGCCTTTCGCTACTGTTCCCTTTATGGGTGGTGGAAGAGGTAATCAAGAATTAGAGTCCAAACTACAACAATCCGAATTTGTAAGAACTGGGAAAGAATGTGGAAGTGTAACTGAGACATTCTTTAGTACACATTTTGTACCACTCATACCTCATCTGGAAAACCACATACAAAACCCTAAGAATCTTGTCCCGGAAGTGGCGGCTAATGGGTGGATTCGTGGTGGTATTCCAAGTAGACAATATATTAGAGATTTAAATGTTTAATCCAAATAATTTATTTCATATAAATTTTAATATGATTCTTAAAATTTATATAATTAGTTTTTACAAAAAAAATAAATATGCTTTTCAGAAGAGATGTCCCAACCAGCAAGCGTACCTCAAAATGAAAATGTTGTCGCCCCAAATAACTCCAGCCCTATGTGGACTCAAAATTGGACACGCATAGGCTCTACAGAGGGAGGAAATGTGCGCGATCAGCAATCGGCCGATGCGTATTCATATGTACTTATACCTGAAAAATGGGAAAACCCTAACAAATGCCGTAATGCATTAGGAATGGTAGGAGGTTCTGAAGTGTCTCATATATCAGGTAACATCGTTGATCTAGAATCCGATTTATTTGGAATAACAAGAGTGCAATCCAAATGCAATTCTAAGCAATATATACCCAGTTGCCCCCTTGGTGGAAAAACTTGCCCCGATTATCCTACAGATATTAAATTCCAAGATAAAGAAACCGGTGAAATCCGTGAGATAAGCACACAGGCTCGGCATTTACCAACCTGTCAAACATGGTCCTATCCCGCAACACCATTCCCCCGTCCTTATGGACAAGAGACATGTGAGACTAAACGTTTCTAAATTTAACTATACATAACCATTATAATTAAAATTTATTATATAATATATTATATAATAAATCTGGTTATTTTTATTTCTTTTAAAAAAAGAGGATAACATAGGAAAATGGCTACCCCGGCTACAAGAAATTGGACACGATCAAGGACTGATGATTGTCATATAACCGATGATGTTAGAATAACAACCGGACCAGGTAGATATATTTTAGAAGCCCCAAATGGTTATGCTAATGCCACTTTTGCTCCAGAACCAACTACACGTTTACAAAAATGGGGGGCAAATCAAGTTAATGATTTTATAAAAACCGATGTAGAATCCGATTTATGGAATATAAATCGCGGAACTACACGTGAAGTATGTGGGTTATATGACCCAAATGATAATCGCATGAATTCTTCTAATAAGAAGAATATACCAGAGGCTTCTTTTCCTCAGACACATGCCCGTTTAACCGATCCACCCTGTACTTTGAGGGATTCGGGTTGGAATCGCTTTGAATGGCTCTGTCAAAACCCCCAAGATAAAGCAATGGTACCATTTGATTGGTTTATACCAGGTCGCCTTTTACATAAGGATTCTCATAGACCATGTATTCCTACTCCTCTAAATACTAGACCATCGTTACCCGCCCATTTAAGTATATCACCTGATACCGTAAAAGTACCCGGTGTATATGGTGTAAGCATGGCCGAAGCAAGTGCGTTAGGTTTAGCAGAAACCCCGGCACGTGTATTACCTCCAAAATCTCTTAGTTCGGAATATTCTTTAGAAAATAACAATAATATGCTACTTGATGGTCGTGATATAATGTGGCCAGAATCAGGCTCCACGAATCATGTGGTGTCTCCTGTTCCTACTGGACCACCTTCTGTATCATGGCAAAGAAATGATTACGCACGGGATTTATATAATACGAACTCCACCCCTACAAGCAATATGTACGGCGATGTATTACCCGGTCCCGCTTTGAATACTATTAATTAAATCATCGTAATTTTATTTTAAAATTTAAATGATTTTTAGCGGAAACTTAAATGTTTAATTAACTAGAAGACCGTCAGGAGAGGATGGAAACAGCCGCCTTTTTAGGAATGCTTGGACTTGGTTATGCAATGTCTAAACCACAAAAAACAACTGAAGAATTTATAGCACCAATAGACGATATACCTAAAACAAATAACTATGAATCTATTGTACCTGGCGTCGCAGTTAAACAGCCACCATTGAAATATGAAGCCCCTGTCGGAGTTCGTAGTAGTTCTACGAAAGAACTTGATATGTTATATAATTTTCCTATGGGAAAACGTGTTGCTAGTGAACCCAATCCTGGGCAACAAGGCGGATATTTAGGATTTCCTGTACCCACTATTGAAACATCAATGGATAATAAAAATAAAGCGATAAAGCCCATGGTTCAAATATCAACCGACAGAGTTGAAAAAACCCCGGTTTTGGCAAAAGAAACAAAATTTATATCACCTTTATCTGGTCTTGAAATGAAACCCGAAGATTTTACTCATGCCAATATGGTGCCGTTTTTTCGTGGTACACTGAAACAAAATATGAATGACACGGCAAATAGCAATTTATTAGATACATATACGGGGGGTGGAACATATCAACAAGAAAAACGGGAACAGGGGGCGATGTTTGACCAACAGAGAGAACCAACGGGAGTGCCTTTCGGTTCAGAAATTGCTACCGATTATATGCAGGAACGTGTAGTTGCCCCCACAAATCGTGCAGGAGAAAGACCTTTTGAACAAGTTCGTGTGGGAAAAGGTTTAGGTGAGGGTTTTACTAGCATTCCAAGTGGAGGATATCAACAGGCTTCATCATTAAATTATGCACGGCCTAAAACAACAGATGAAATCCGTGTAGCCACAAAACCAAAAGTGTCTTTTAAAGGGGTTACTATAGCGGGTTCCAATTTTGTTACACAACCTGGTAAAATTGGTGAAGTTAGAAAATATACGCCAGATACATTTTATATAAATGAAAAAGGCGAACGCAATTTTACAACAACCGGTGCAAGTCTTAAAGCCACAGAACGCCCAGTCCAAGTAATTAAAAATACAACACGCCCTGAAACAACGTCAGAGTATGCCGGTACAGCAAAGTCATCTGATTTTAATGCTACATATACGGTTCCTTCTACCCGTGCACCAATGGTAAAACAACATGGTTCGTGGGGATATCGTAACGCAAATGCCACAAATTATACCGATAAAAATACAGATGCAGAACAAAATGATTATGGAAAAAATTCTATTGAAATAAGACCAAATGAACGATATTTTACTGGCGAAAGAGGTCAAACATTAAATCCCGTACCCGCCGAAGGCGGTAAAATGACATTACCTCTCCAAGATGGGCCGCGCCAGACGCGTAAAGATGAAATGATAGGAAATCCCAATCAAGCCGGTTATTTCTCAAGTGGAATTGAAAAGGGGCCGGCATATGATCCAAATGACATTGCTAAAACCACTATTCGTGAAACTACTGAAAATAGCGATTATCTGGGAACGGCAAATGGACCAATACGTTTAACCATATACGATCCCACAGATTTAGCAAGGACTACCATAAAAGAAACTACTGAAAATAGCGACTATGTTGGTACTGCAACTGGTCCTAAAAAATTAACGGTATACGATCCAGATGACCTGGCACGTACTACTGTAAAAGAAACAACAGGTGACTCGGATTATATCGGTATTGTTGCTCCAATTGGCGCACAGAAATTGACTATTTATGATCCAGATGATATAACACGTATAACACAAAGAAACACTGTTAAAAATTTTGATTATACCCGTAATGTATTTACTAGCGGAACACCTGAAGCCGCTTATTTACCATATACTGACATTGCTAGAGTAACGGATAAAGAAGAATTGTCGTCTAAATCTGAATACTATGGCAATTCTGATCCAAATTACCCACAAATTATGATGAATCCATTTTTAGATGGAGCCAGAAAGACTCAGAAATCAGGCATATCGGCTAAATCAGCCTATACAGGTAGTGGTTACAGTGAAGATAAAAAACCACTAGTTAACCCGTTTGTAGATGGGGCAAGACTTACACAAAAAGCCGCTATATCTGCACGTTCTGCATATGCCGGTTCTGCAGGGCCTGCATCTACAAAGGCTTCCAGAGATGAACATGCCGAACGTGCTATGCGCCATTATCCTCAAAAAGAAAATGTCGCAAAAGGTCGCGCACCGGCAGGAAATATTGCTATATTTAATGGCGAAGAATATATGAATGTACAACACCAAAAGATAGAGTCGGATTATATTAATGATCGTTCTCCAGTTGTGAATAGAGTTATGGCAGTCACTCCATCTGAGGGAGAAATCGGTATTATGCGTCCTAGAACTGTTTTAAAAATGGATGTTAGTAGAGAACGCATGGAACCTGCTATTGTGAATGGTTTGGAAACAAATCCATATATTATTCCCTTACATGGTCCTTTCAAATAAAAAGAATTAATTTTTAGTCAAATATTCATACCATGAAGTACCGAAGTTAATTGACCCCTGTTTTTGGGGTCAATTAACTTCGGTACTTCATGGTACAACTAAATGTGCTTAACTTTTTACTGACCTGTATGAAACGGTCTAAACCCAAATGTATTTATTTCTATTAACATGGATACGCCAATCATAGATCCGTATTCCCCAAAAGTTGTTGATGACATAGTCGGCAATTCAGATACATGGAAACTTATTGAGAATAAAATTATGGCGAAAATATCTCCTCATTTAATCATATGTGGACAATCTGGAATAGGTAAATCAACATTTGTACGCGTATGCTTGCAAAATAGAGATTTCAAAGTCTTTACGCACAATTGTATTGCCGATCCAGGATTGCGTGATGTAAGAGATGCAATACGTTCTTTTGCACGTGGTGGTCTTGATGGTAATGGTAACCATAGATGGGTTGTATTAGAACATGCGGATTCATTAACATCAGATACACAGGCCTTTTTGCGTCGTCTTTTAGAAACCGCTTCAGGTTCAACGCGATTTATTTTTGAAGTGAGAGAGAGTAGTGCAATATCTGAGCCAATTTTATCGCGCTCACTCCTCTTTAATATAGATACTCCTTCTCAACAAGATATACGCTATGAAATACTACGTAGAACAAATCATGAAATTTCCGTTGAACAAGCAGAATATATAGCAAACGATTCTTGTGGAAATGTTCGTATAGCAATAAATCAGGCTTTGGCTTTTTGGAAAACAAAAGTTGATATTTCTATATTAGGCAATGGTGTAAATATGGCAGATTCTGTAATGAAATCTATACCAGAAAAGGATACAGATGAATATGGTGTATGGCTATGTAATACACTTCATAAATTCAAGAAACAAGGTATTGATTTAAGAGCCACAATACGAACAAATATGACAGACAATGTAAATGCTATGCGTGTTCTTTCTCATTGGAATCGTCCCGGTGGAGCAAGTAGTCGCTCTTTATGGTTGTATGCAATGTGCGTATAATTATTTTAAAAGTAACCGTGTGTAAAAACAAATATGGACTCTATATCAACTTATTCAGATGCTAGAAGTGAATATTTAAAGCAATTATCAACATGGATTGCACCACATATGATACATCATTATCGTAATTTATGGTCTGAATGTATAAAACGTGGTGGAGAACAAAAAGCCATGTTGTATTTTCAAGAAAAATGTATGGATGTACCTAAATGGAATCAGGATACTATTGATGAAAATGTGAATAAACTTTTGGATATATGCCGTTGCGATTATTTAGAAGAACTTATGGCCGCCGTATTTATAGCACATACAAAGGTGCTTATCGCCATTCGTGTATCCTCAAAACACAAAAAACTTCAGATAACACTTCCTAAATTAGACCACTTTTTACATAGGGTATTTTCCGAGTGCGCACGTAATTTTTGGAAGGCTCCATTTTTATTTTTGGGAAACCAACAACCAATTGAAATGCAGAAGAATCTATTACAGGCTGAAAGTTTATGTGTTGACGGTATTTCTTCTGCCGTGAGAAGTCTATTACCAATTAAAAATATTTTGAATGAATATTTATCTGACGAAGTACATTCGGCGGAACCAATCGTAGATAATGACGATAAAAATGCGGATAAACAAGAATCTACTAGTTCAGGAGGCGACCATTCAAGTTTACAAACAACAAAATCTATGTCGAACAATGATGATATAAAAACTGTAAGTACGAAGTCTGAACCAGTTATTGAGGAAATAAAAACTGTAAGTACGAAGTCTGAACCAGTTATTGAGGAAATAAAAACTGTAAGTACGAAGTCTGAACCAGTTATTGAG